CTTGCATACTGATGCGCGCATTCATTCAACCAGAACCAGGAAGAACATGGGTTGCGGTGCGAGCTGACGGCGTTTGCGCTCCACTCCCGCAAATTTCATCTGGGCCATATGACGATCCGATGGCTGGGCTACGAGAAGCCGTTGCAAGTATGCCGGGCCAGTGGCGTATCGAAGATGTTCCGTTTGTTGAGCTCGACGGGTTGCCTTATGAGCAAGCTGCAACTTGGAATGATGGAGCAGTTACGCTAAGCGACGATCCGGCTAAACAACAAGAAGTTTGTTCGCAGCAAGCTAAAGTTTTGTTGGAGCAAACGGATTACGTTGAGTTTCGCCCCCATACGCCTGAGCGCACACCAACACCCGAATGGATAGCTTGGCGCGAGACGCTGCGCGAAGTTGCGCGCGGCAATCTTGATGTTATTCCGCCAGAACCGGAACGTTACAATGCCCCTTAAAAAAGGCTCATCCCAGAAAACCATCAGCGCCAACATCCGCACCGAGATGCGCGCCGGCCGGCCACAAAAGCAGGCGATCGCCATCGCCCTGCAGAAAGCCGGCAAGGCCAAGAAGGGCAAGAAGTAATGTTCGACTTCGACCCCTTCGACATCGCTTCGCAACAGGCCCGGGAAAACGACCGGCGCCATGTGGCTGCGATTGACCGCAAGGCCGAAGCGGAAGACTGGTCATGGCTGATGGCCAGCAAGAGAGGACGCAAGATTGTGCGCGAGCTGCTCGACCATTGCGGCGTGGCGCGTTCGAGTTTTACCGGCTCAAGCGAGACTTTCTTTCGCGAGGGTCAAAGAGCGGTGGGCCTGTATGTGATGCGCCAGGCATGGACGCACGCCCCCGCCAATTGCATGGAGATGCTCAAAGATGAGTGAAGAAACGTTGATGACCGCCCCACAACCCACGGAAAGCGTGTCGTCCACGACGGCCAGCCCCGCAGATGCATCGACGGATGCGCCTGCGACTGGCGACCAGCAGCCGGCTCCGGCTGCAGACACCTCGCCCGCGGAAGACAAGCCCGCGACCAGCGAGGCGGCTCCAGAAGCAGACTATGAGTTCGCCTTTGCAGAAGGGGTTGAAGTCGACCCCGAGACGCTTGGCGACCTTAAGGGCCTGTCGAAGGATCTTGGTCTGTCGAAGGAGCAGGCGCAGCGGATAGCGGACCTTGGCGCAAAGCAGGCTCAGAAATGGGCCGAGGCGCAACAGGCTGCTATAGCGGAGGCTACCTCCGCATGGGTCGAGCAGGTCAAGAGCGACAAGGAGATTGGCGGCGATAAGCTGGCTGAGAACCTGGCGACGGCTAAACGCGCGCTTGACAAGTTCGGAACCCCAGAGCTGCGGGCGCTGCTGGATGAAAGCCGGCTTGGGAACCACCCGGAGCTTATCCGGGCATTTCACAGGATCGGCAGGGCCATCGCCGACGATGCTATCGTCCCGGGAGGCAGGTCAACCAACCAGCCAACCGATCCGGCGAAGCGGTTATACGACAACAGCAACCTCGCATAAGGAATTAGCCCAATGGCTACACTTTCAACTATCCACCCCACGCTGCTGGACGTGGCCAAGCGCCTCGACCCGGACGGCAAAGTCGACACTATCGTCGAGATCCTCTCGGAAACCAACGAAGTCCTTGAGGACATGGTCTGGATGGAGGGCAACCTTCCCACCGGACACCGCACCACGATCCGTTCGGGTCTTCCGACCCCGACATGGCGCAAGCTCTATGGCGGCGTTCAGCCGGCCAAGAGCCGCACCGTGCAGGTCACGGACACTTGCGGCATGCTTGAGGCCTACGCCGAAGTGGACAAGGCCCTTGCCGATCTTAACGGCAACACGGCCGCGTTCCGTCTCTCTGAAGACCGCGCGCACATCGAGGGCATGAACATCGAGTTTGCGTCTTCGCTGTTCTATGCTTCCGAACAGACCGCGCCCGAGGAGATCACGGGCTTTGCCCCGCGCTTCAACTCGCTCAGCGCCGAGAACGGGCAGAACATCATCCAGAACGCATCCATCGACGGCAGCGACAACGCTTCAATCTGGCTCGTTTGCTGGGGCGCCAACACGGTCCACGGGATCTATCCCAAGGGATCTGTCGGCGGTCTGCAGATGAACGACAAGGGCCAGGTGACCATTGAAAGCGTCGATGGCAATGGCGGCCGCATGGAAGCCTACCGCACGCACTATCGCTGGGACTGCGGCCTCTCTGTCCGCGACTGGCGCTATGTTGTGCGTATTCAGTACGACCAGGAAGACCTCAAGGGCGATGCCGCCACGGGTCCGAAACTGATCGACCTGATGACGCAGGCGCTTGATGCTCCTCCGAACCTCTCGGCTGGCCGTCCGGCGTTCTACATGAACCGCCGTGCGCGTTCGTTCCTGCGTCGTCAGATGCTGGAAAAGATCGCTGGCTCGACGCTGACGATGGAGCAGATCGGCGGCAAGATGGTGATGACTTTCGCCGGTATCCCGGTGCGTCGCTGCGATGCGCTGCTCAACACTGAAACTGCTGTTGCTTAATCGGCAAACTAAGGAGAACTTAACATGATTTTCGACGAAAGACTTGAGTTTGCCGACAACGTGTCCGTGGCTGCCACCGCTGGTACGGCCCTGATCGGCGACGTGATCGACCTTGGTTCGACCACCAGCGACATCGGCAATGGCGAGCAGCTTTATCTCGTCATCAAAACAGGCGCGACTGAGATCATCACTGGCGGTTCCGCCGGCACGATCAAGTTTCAGCTCGCCTCTGATGCGGCTGCGGCGATCGCCACCGATGGTTCTGCCACTGTCCACTTTGACACCGGCACGATCGTCACCGATGACGCCGCCGCTAACAGCGCCCTGCTCAATGCCGGCGCCACGATCGCCATGGTTGCCCTGCCGCTCGGCACTTACGAGCGTTACCTCGGCATCCTGTGCGTTACGGCGACGACGACGACGACAGCCGGCACGATTGACGCTTTCCTGACCAAGGATCCGTCTAAGTGGCTGGCTCTGCCTGACGCGGCTGGAGCTTCGCTCTAAGCCATGAAACAGGTCAGAGTAACTGAACTGGCCTTTCATGATGGTACCCGGGTTCGCCCGGGTACCGTTTTGACGGTCGCCGACAACTTCTACGCCTCATGGGCCGAAGATGTCGTTGAGAAGCAAAGACAGACGCGCAAGCCTCGCGAGGTGCTGCGTGATACGCCGGATACCGCCGAACTTGCCTGACGGGAGCTGCCATGGCCAGCGTCATAGATATCTGCAATTTGGCGCTGGCTCACATCGGTGACCGCGCCAATGTGACGTCGATCGATCCGCCTGAGGGGTCGGCGCAGGCAGAGCACTGTGCGCGCTTCTATCCCATGGCGCGCAACAGTCTCCTGAACATGCATCCATGGGCGTTCGCCCAGAAGCGTGCCGTGCTGGCTGATATATCCGCAACCATAGTCCCGCCGGCCAAGTGGCAATACACCTACGCCGCGCCCGGTGATGTCGTGAAGATCCTTGGCGTCTACGACCCGAACGCCATGTATGACGAGAACAAGGCCGAGTTCGAATACGAGCTGTCGGGCACGACGCAGGTCATTTACGCCAATCCGGAAGCCGCCATTGTGCGATACGTGGCGCTGGTGACGGATAGTGCGACCTTCCCGCCTATCTTTACTGAGGCGCTGGCGTGGCTGCTGGCGAGCTATCTGGCTGGGCCGATCATCAAAGGCACGGAAGGCATGCGGGTGTCGGCTGAGGCCATGAAAATGGCCATGTCATATGTCGGCCAGGCCCGCGTTGAGGACGCCAACCAGCGCAACCGCGCATCTGCACGGCGCGATACGCGGCACAGCCCGAGCTGGATAAGTAACCGCGGCAGCCTGTGGCCATACGAAGACGACCCGTGGTACCCCGATGGCCAGTAAGACGTTTGTTCGCAGCTTCAATGGCGGCATCATCAGCCCCGAAATGCTCGGGCGCATTGATGACATCAAGAACAACACGGGTCTGCAGACCTGCAGGAACTTCATCCCCCTGCCGCAGGGTCCGGTCGTCAACCGTCCCGGCTTCCAATTCGTGCGGGCTGTCAAGGACAGCGCGAAGTTTACCCGCGTTATGCCGTTTCGCTTTTCGGCGACGCAGACCACCGTCATCGAGGCGGGCGAGGCCTACTTTCGTTTCCATACGTTCGGCGGGACATTGTTGACCCCGACCACCGGGCTGTCGGCCTGGAGCAATGTCACGGCCTACGTGCCCGGCGATCTGGCGACTAAAGGCGGCAAGACCTGGTATTGCGTTGCCAACAGCACCAACAACGACCCGGAGGTCGCCGCCAACCAGTACGGTTCCGCGCCGGTTATCACCGCGACGTGGGTGGAGACGGTGCCGGCACAGGCCACCCCGCCGGCTGGCTACACTAACGTGGGCACTGAGTTGCCCGTCTCGGCGACCATTGGCGCGCTCGTCTACATCAGCCAGACAAGCTATGACTGGACCGAAATTTACGACCCTGAGCTTGGCCGGTTTGGCGTCGAGCCGATAGAAACGACTGTTTACATTGGCTACACGGGCACGGCCAACACCAGCCCGACCGGCTTCTGGT